TCATGCAAGATAATTGCGGTACGTTCGTATATGGACGGTTATGAATACCGCCCTTGTACTTTAATGGAAAATGCCTTATTATTTGATTTATACAGAAAGGAGCGATTTAATAATTATGACTAATACATATAAAAAGAAAGATATAATAGGCGATGGACGCGGACGTCCTAAACTAGAAAAAACTAAAATTGATCTTGCTATGGAAAAGAAAGAACAATTAGAAAAAGAAAAACTTATTAGTATGATCACTCCAAAAATGGATACGGAAAATAAAATTACAGTTCTTATGGACGAATCTATAATTAAAAGATCTTATAAATTGAGCTTGCTTGGTTTAACTAATGCTGAAATTGCTCTTGCTCTAAATATACCAAATAATCAGTTTGGACAATGGCAAACACAATACCCAGTATTAGCTCAGGCTCTTGCACAAGGTAGAGAAGTTGCTTCTGCTAATGTTGCACAAAGTTTGTATAAAAGAGCTGTTGGTTATTCTGTTGAAGTTGAGGAAGTGCGTACTGTTGATAAAGACCTTCAAACAGTTAAATATAAAAAATACTTTCCACCTTCTGTACAGGCGGCTATGTATTGGCTTAATAATAGAGATAAAAATAGATGGGGCAATGTTAAAAAACTTGAACACGGCGGTACTATTAATCATAATATGACAGGAGCTATTCCAGTTGACCTTTCAGATCTCACTGTTGAGGAATTAAAACTGGCTGCAAAACTTGGTATGAAACTTGTTGATCAAAACGAACAAAGAACAATTGACGCTGACGGTGATCCTGTTGATACACAGTTCTTATCTAGAACTAATTTCAATACAGACGAGGATGATGAGGTTGACGAAACTAAAGTACTTTCTTTTGATCAGGATACGTTTCTTGACGATGAAGATCAAGATGAGGATCCGATGGATGAAGATCAAGATCTGGATGAGGAATAGAAAATGATCCTTCCAGGTAAAGAAATCCCCCAAACAGATAAATTCCAAAAAGCAATTGAATCACCCTGGGCAGTACAAGCTGAACTTTGTCGTCGTTCTCTTTATTATTTTATGCAAGCTATATGGGATGAAATATGCGGGGATGCTTTAAAACTTAATTGGCATCTTGAATTTTTATCTTCTGAACTTGAAAAAGTTGCTTTTCGTGTCGCCCGTGCTGAACCAAAAGCATATGACCTAATAATCAACGTGCCTCCCGGCACGAGTAAATGCGTTTGCCATGGCGAAAAGGTATTTACAACACAAGGTTTTATTCCTGTGGAAACAGTCACAACAGAACATAAAGTTTTTTCACATAAAGATGGAAAATTATTTAAACAAAGAGTTATTGCTACAGAAACATATACAAAACCATGTATTGAAATAGAAACAAAATTACATAATAAGATTAAAATCAGTCAAGATCATCCAGTACTAACTCAAAACGGATGGAAAAAAGCTTGTGAGTTATCATTAAATGATTATATGATTTCTCTTTGTTCTAGAATTGATGGCGGGCAAAATATTCCTTACGCAGAACTTGATTTTATAACATTAATGCTTTTTGAAGGTGGCGTAACAGGAGGATCTAGAACTTTTACAAATTACGATCCTGAAGTTGTTTCTGTTTTAAAACGAGCATGTAAAAAATTAAATTTTGATGTCCATGAGTGGCCTGATAAACCCGAAATGAAAGGACAATATTCTATTTCAGCACAACGAACAACACGTCTTAAATTGCTTTTAAAAAAATATGGCTTACTTGATAAAAAATCTATTGATAAAAGATTACCTTTACAATTTTTTAAAATGCCGTTAAAACAAAAGTATCGTTTTATTTCTTTAATGATAGCTACAGACGGTTATATTGCTACGGAAGAACGTATAGGAATTGATTTAGGTAGTAAAGAATTAGCTCTTGATATTCGTTATTTATTAATGACTTGTGGAATTCCTACTTCATATTGGGAATCAGAAAATGGTTTCGCTGGAAGTTATAGTATTGTTATTGGTGCTATGGATGCAAAAAAACTTATAGGAAAGATTAATTGTCTACAAAAACAGAAAAAATTTATGAATTTATTTAAAGTAAAAAGATATACTTTGTCACATGGTTTTCCTTATGAAGTTACAAAAGGACTAACATATAAATGTAGACAGCAAGAAAAAGAAATCTGTCTTCCAAATAAGAAAGGAACAATGATAACACATTATTGTTTTAAACAATTAAAAAAACTTAAACCAGAACTTAAATCATGGGAAATGGATCATTTTATTTGGGATAGAGTTATAGGCATTAAAGAAATAGGAGTACAAGATGTTTATCATTTACAGGTAGAAAGTCCTTATTATGATGATCAAAATTTCATTGTTAATGGTTTAGTTACACATAATAGCAGTTTAGTATCAATTATTTATCCTGCATGGTGTTGGGCAAATTGGCCTTGGATGAAATTTATTAATGCTTCTTACTCAGGAGCTCTTTCTCTAGAACATGCTGATTTATGTCGAGGAGTGCTTCGTTCACAAACTTATTTAAATATGTTCAGCAATCTAGAAGTTAAATTAGACAAAGATACAAAAACAAACTTTGCACTTACTCAACTTGTACGAGGAAGAGACGGACGCATTATTAAAAAACCAGGAGGAAACAGACTTAGTACTTCTGTTGGGGGAACTCTTACAGGTTTTCACGGTCACCAAATTATAATAGACGATCCACTAAATCCAAAACAAGCGGCAAGTTCAACAGAACTACAAAATGCAAATACATGGATTGATCAAACGCTTTCCACTCGTAAAGTTGATAAAGCTGTAACACCTACGATTATTATTATGCAAAGATTGCATGAGGATGATGTTACAGGTTATCTTTTAAGTAAATCAGGAGCTAGAATAAAGCATATTTGCTTACCTGGAGAAATAGTAAATGATTATGAAAAATGCGTAAAACCTAAAAGTGTTAGAAAGTATTATATAAATGGTTTGCTTGATCCAATCCGTATGCCTTTATCTGTTCTTGAAGAATATGAAGCGACACTTGGTCAGTATGGTTACGCCGCCCAATTTGGACAAAATCCAACTCCTCCGCAAGGAGGTATGTTTAAAGTTGATCATTTTCAAATAATAGATAATATTCCAATAGGAGAAACAAAAGTTTGTACTATAAGATGGTGGGATAAAGCAGGAACAGATGAACATGCAAAATGGGGTAAATCTGCGGCATATACATGTGGTGTTAAAATGACAAGATTACTTGGTAATCATTTTGTTATTGAAGATGTTGTTCGCGGTAAATGGAGTACGAATGCAAGAGAAGAGATGATACTCCAAACAGCACAAGCAGATGGCATTGGTGTAAAAATATGGCATGAACAGGAACCAGGATCTGCAGGCCTTGACTCAGCTCGTGCTACAATTACTAATCTAGCCGGCTTTACAAGTCATGCTGAACGTTCAACAGGGAATAAAATAACAAGAGCAGATCCTTATTCCGTACAGGTGAACAATGGTAATATCTGGTTGCTTCGTGGAGAATGGAATAAAGCATTTATTGAAGAACATCGTATGTTCCCGTTTGGAAAACTAAAAGACCAAGTTGATGCCGCGAGTGGAGCTTTTTCCAAGGTGTCATTGGTAAGAAAGGTGGCAGGTGCAATTGACTAAGACAACGAAAACAACAAAAGATCCACTATCAGCCTTTTCAAAAGAACAAATTAAAGTGTTGTCTACTATTATTTCAAGAGCAACAACAGCAAGACACTGGGGTAAATCTTATAATAATGATAGAGACATTCTAAGAATATTGGGTTATCCAGACACAATTAGTTGGGATGATTGTGTTGCCGCATACCGCAGACAAGATATTGCAAAAGCCGTTATTAATAGACCAATTCAAGCAACTTGGCGTGAGGATTTTAGAATTGACGAAGAAGGAGATATACAAACTCCTTTTGAGAAAGCATGGGAAACATTATACACTGAAATGAAGTTGAAAGCATTTTTTGTTAGACTTGATAAACTTACAAGTCTAGGAACCTACGCATGTTTGTTTTTAGGATTTAATGATGTTAATTCTCGTGACGCTCTTGTAAAGCCATTGGTACAAGGTAAAGTTGGTCAAAGAAAACTTCTTTATGTTAAACCTTTAGGAGAGAATCTAGCCAAAGTACACAAGCTAGATACAGATCCTGGTTCACCAAGAAATGGACTTCCAGAACTTTATGAAGTAACTTTCCAAGATGAAGACGATCAAAAATTAAATTCTACACACATTGATCAGTCAACAAAAATATTAGTTCATCATTCTCGCATGTTGCATATTACAGGAGAAACATTGCAAAGTGAATGGAGAGGAGAACCAATCCTTGAATCTATTTTTAACAGATTAAAAGATTTGGAAAAACTTGTTGGTGGTTCTGCTGAGATGTTTTGGCGAGGTGCAAGGCCTGGTTTCTTTGCAGAAGTTGATCCTAATTATGAAGTAAACGAATCTACAGGTTCAAGTCTTGAAAAACAAGCAAGTGAATATGAAAACAATCTTCGTCGTATTCTTGTTGGAGAAGGATTAAAACTTTCTCCTCTTGAAACACAGGTTGTTGATCCTTCCAAACATGTTAATGTCCAAATTCAAATGATTTCTGCGGTAACAGGCATTCCACAGCGAGTTCTTACAGGTAGTGAAGTAGGTGAGCTTGCTTCTGTACAAGACCGTGATAATTGGAATGACGTTATTATGTCTAGAAGAAAGGAATACGCAGAAGATCAAATCATACGTCCGTTTATTGCTAAGTGTGTTGAAGTTGGTGTTCTTCCAAAGCCGACATCACCTAAATTTAAGGTTAATTGGCCGGATATATACGCCCCCTCAGCAAAAGCAAGGGCCGAGATCGGGCGCACAAGGGCAGAAGCATTAAGCCGTTATACAGATAATCCTTACCTAATGGA